ACAAAGACCACTTCATGCCTGCTCTGTTATGTCTACTACTTACATTCATGGTTGCTGGTGGTTCATATATGCTTATGACAACTGAGATACCAGAGAAGAACGCAAATATAATTTATATGGTGTTTGGTCAAGTTCTTACTGCATGGGCCGGTTCAATTGCTTACTGGGTAGGTACAACTAAATCAAGTAGCGATAAATCAAAATTGCTTGGACCTGTTAGATCATGACCGATAAATCAACGCTTGTATCATATTGGGCACAAGCAGCGGGTTTCACATATGGTTTTGTCACAATGGAAATAGTCGTTGGTGGGATAGCAATATTCTTAGGTCTAGCCACTTACGCAACAACATACTACTTTCAGACGCAAAGAAATAAGCGTGAGAAAGAGCTCCACATACTTCAGGTTGATGCACTTAAACGTGATGCAGACGGTTAGATGAATGTCACTAATCACATTATCTCTGCCTAACAGCCAGCACACCGCAGAAGTAGAGTTTGAGCAGTTAACCATTCGTATTAAGTCAAACGATTCAATTCACCAGGTCTACCACCTAAGCGGCTGTGAGTTAGGTAAGTGCTGCATTAAAGATCAACACTCACCAAAGCACACAGGTAAATTGTCTGATGCGAGAGAACTAAACCACATTCTGAAGCAGTTTAATTTCACATCGTTTGTACATGACAGAAAGCAGGTTGATGGTTCATTCATTACCAAAGAGTTCAAGGTTAAGTAATGCCGATTAGATTAGGTAAAGGCTATGAGCAAAAGAATATTATCAAAGCTCTATCGCACACTGTTTTTAACTCTAATCCTGTTAGTAATAACCCTACATTTGATGAAGGCTATGTTCTTATCAATAAAGAAGCCAAGCGTTAAATAATGGAAATATCATTCAAAAACAACCTTGAACAATTAGCCAAGCAGTTAGATAAAATTAGCACAAAGATAGTGCCAAGAGCAGCACAGCAAGCAATCAACAGAACGGCAATGGGCGTTAAGACTGACGCAGTCAAAGCAGTATCAAAAGCAAGCGGCATACAGCAGAAGCTAATCAGAAATCAGATAGAAGTAAATCCATCAAGAAAGCAAACCCTAAACGCCAGCATTGATTCATCAAGCGCCAAGGGTAAGAACCTAATTAACTTTGTATCAAAGGGCGCTAGAAAGCCCAATTACTTTAACAACCGCAATAAGCTTAAGAGCGGCAAACTTGGCAAGTACAAAGCCAAGGGCGTCAAGGCTAAAGCGTGGGGCAAGAGTAAGCTATATAAAGGCACTTTCATTGGCACTGGCAAGAATGGCGCAACCCTAGTGTTCAGCAGAGCAAGTGGCACCACAAGCAGCGGTAAGGGCAAGCTTAAATCAATTCAAGGCCCATCAGCTAGGCAGATATTCAAATCACCTAGGCAAAAGCTCAACAACTCACGCAGCGCTTCAAGGCGATTTAACATTGAAATTGATAGAGCCATCAAGTTTCAATTAAGTAAGCTTAAATAATGATGCACCAAATTAATGCGCTCATTATGATTACTGTAAATAATCCTGACTTAACTGTAAATAATCTTGACACTGTCAGCTTTCTTTACAATAAAAGGTACTTTCCAGCATATCTAAGCTAGGAGGGTACGTAGCATCGCAAGCCTTAACTATATGTGAACCATTTTGAGTTCAGGTTGTTTGATTAAAGAATTCTTCCAACAGAAATGAACCAGAATATGAACGAACATTTATTAAACCGAAAACAGATTGCAGCAGCTTGCAATATTTCAACACAAGCATTTGATAAATGGGAAGTTACGCCTGCAAAAAAAGTTGGTCGACTAATGATGTATAGCGTTGCAGATGTTATTGAAAATCGCATCGAAAAACAAAACAAAAGAAGTGACAACCGAGCCAACCCAGCCAACCCAGAAGCCGAAACCATAAACATTGATGACGAAAGGGCTCTACTTACAAGGGAGCAGCGGATCACGCAGCAGATAAAAAATGAAATTCTAGAGGCCCGAGCAATTCCCGTTAACCTCGCCGCGGGTGTACTTGCTAAAATTCTTACTAGGGTTTTTGCCACGCTCGCATCATTAGCGCCAAACATAAAAAGGCGTCACCCAGAGATCGAGCAGAGAATAATTGACTTCATTGAAAAAGAAACCATCAAGCACCAAAACGAGGCTGCTAACTTGGATTCATATTTAGATGACATCATTGATGAAGTTGTCAGTCAGGCAGAAGCAAAAATTTAAAGGTGCTCTGTCTAAAAGCTTACGCGTCTTATTTCGTGAACCTCCACTAACTGGGGTTGAGTGGGCTGATAAAAACTTCTACATGAGTTCTGAATCATCCTACATTGAGGGTGATTGGGTAACAGCACCAAGTCAGGTTGCGATCCTAAACTCAATGTGCAATGACGACATAAAAGAAGTCAACTGGAAAAAGTCAGCACGAGTCGGTTACACAAAGTTAGTTGTTATCTGTATTGCCTACGGGGTAGAGCATAAAAAAAGAAACGTTGGTGTATGGCAACCCGATGACGGTTCAAGAAACAAATTTAGTAAAAAACACATAGCCCCAATGCTTCGGGATGTTGGCCCAATGCGTTCAATCTTTCCATACGTTGGGAAAAAGTGTTCAGAAAATACGATAGAAAACAAATCGTTTACCAATGGTCGTGAATTATTTTTACTTGGTGGTAAAGCCGCTAAAAATTATCGTGAGCTTTCACTTGATACTTGTATTTATGATGAGCTTTCGCAGTTTGATAGAGACATTGAGGGCGACGGACTTCCCACTTTCATAGGTGATAAGCGCCTAAACGGATCTTCTTTTGGTAAATCTATACGGGGATCATCACCAACCATACAAGGTGAGTGCCAAGTCACTGAGGCGTTCGAAGAATGTGAGCATCAATTTCAAAGGTATGTGCCCTGTAAACATTGCGGATCATTTCAGACATTGGTATTTGGCGGCAAGGGCTCAGAGTTTGGTCTTGAATGGGACAAGACTTTAACTCATAGCGCTAGAGGTAGATCAGCAAAGTACCGTTGTAAAGATTGCGCCGAAACATTTACTTACGCTGATTTTTTAGAATCTGACAAAAATGGCTATTGGTTAAGTGACACTGCAGCTACTTACGACAGTGAAGTATTTTATGAGCGAGAAGGATTTCCAGCAGTAAAGGTGATCACTGCGACGCCTGAAGTGGTCGGTTGGGCTTTATGGTCTATTTATTCTAATTTTTCCCCATGGTCGACCATTGTAACTGAGTGGTACAAAGCACAGAAAAGTCCCCAAGCATTAAAATCATTTATTAATACAACGCTCGGTGAAGCATTCGAAGAAACCGAAAAGATTAAAACACAGCCTGAAGATTTATTGGCAAGGCGCGAACACTACGCAGGCCAAGTACCTGATGAAGTTGTTTACATCACTGTTGGCGGAGACATGCAGGACACGTGGGCAGAGTTTACTGTTACCGGATGGACTGCAGGCGAAGAGAGTTTCGTGATTGAGTCATTTGAAGTGCACGGAGATCCTTCAGTTGGTGAGTTCTGGGACAGGTTAGAAGCCCCGCTAATAAAATCATACACCAAGGTTAACGGTCAGGTTATGAGTTGGGCGACAGGGGTGTTTGACTCGGGCGGTCATTTTACAGATGAGGTTTACAAGTTTACTAAACGGTTCGGCGTTATGCGTTTATTTCCAGGCAAAGGCGCAAGCGTTTACGGTAAGCCAATAGCCACTAAAAACAAAAAGAAAAATTCACACGGCGTTTATCTCGTCATGATTGGTACAGATACAGCTAAAGATATGATCTATGCCAGGGCAGGAATCACACCCAAAGAGCCAGGCGTGCCAAACCCCGGCTACATGCACTTTCCAATAAAAGAATGGTGTGATATCGGGTTTTTTGAACAGTTATTAGCTGAATATAAAAAACCGATAATGGTGAAAGGCCAAACATATTTACGTTGGTACAACCCGCCAGGTAAACGAAACGAAAAATTAGATTGTGCAGTTTATAACTTAACCGCATTGCGTTTAGCACAGCAGATGTACGCGCTTGATTTAGACGGGTTAATGGCAAATTTAGAGTCCGATACAGCCCCAGTTAATGATATTAAAAATATAGGAAAACTATTCAATGGCGACAACTGAGAAAGTTAATCAACTGGCAGAAGCGCATGCAGCTAGGCATAAGTTATTGACTGGCACGCGAGTTGTGAAGGTCACTAAAGACGGCATGACAGTTGAATATACAAGTTCAAGCCTAGGCGAATTAAATACATACATTCAAAATTTGGAAACTATTGTAAACGGCGTTAATAAACGTAGACCACCGGCTGGAGTTAGATTTTGAAAAATAGTGTAATAGTTGACTCTGGAGGTCAACCGATGGTGTCTTCGTACAGTGGTGCCGGTACTGGATTTGCTGATCAGTTATCTGATTGGAATCCCAGCACTAAAATGGCCGATGCCTCCATGATGCCAGATCTTCAGCTTGGAAACGCTCGGGCAGAAGATTTAGTAAAAAATCATGGCTATGCGAACGGCGCGGTGCAACTTCACGTTGATAATATTGTTGGGTCAGCCTTCCGCCTCAGCTATAAACCTATTTGGCGTACGCTTGGAATTTCAGAAAGTGACGCGCGAGCACTGGCCATTGATGTTGAATCGATGTTTAAAGAACACGCTGAAGATCCAGTGGGTTGCTTTATTGATGCGGAAAGAAAGCGCACTTTTACTATGATCATACGTGAAGTCGTAAACACTCATGTTACAAGCGGGGAGGCAATGTTTGCTGCTGAATATATTCCCCGACCGGGTAGTCTTTTTAATACCGCAATTAAAATGGTTTCACCTAAGCGGGTATCTAACCCCAATAGAATGCGTGATTCTCAGTTTATGCGGGGCGGCGTAGAGCAGGATAGGCACAGTGCTGCAGTTGCATACCATGTTTTAAATCCTCGCTATGGTTTTTCTGAGTCATTAAACGGCTATGGCCACGGTGAATGGAAGCGAGTAGCGAGGGAAACCCGCTGGGGCCGCTCTCAGTTTGTTCATATTTTTGAGCCAACAGAGGACGGACAGACGCGAGGGGCTAATCAATTCTTATCAGTCATGGAACAGTTGTTCATGATCGACAAATTGCAGGTAACTAAGTTACAAAACGCAGTTGTTAACGCCATGTATGCTGCGGTTATTGAGTCAGAGCTTGACAGTGAAACGGCACACGCAATGATTGCGGGGGCGGCTACTGGTGGTAAGCAGATGCAGGAAGGCTTAACTAATATGCTTGCATTTTCAGCGCAGTATCATCAAGGCGCAAACGTCAAAATGAACGGCGTAAAAATACCGCATTTGTTCCCTGGTGAAAAGTTAGATTTAAAAACCCCCGGTAACGCTGATAACGGCTTTGCTGCTTTAGAGTCTTCAATACTGGGCTACACGGCTGCAGGTATGGGGGTTGGTAAAGAGCAATTAACCAGAGATTATTCAAAAGTAAACTTTTCAAGCGCTCGGGCATCCATGCTTGAAACCTGGCGTTATTTCATGGGGCGAAGAAAGATCATTGCATCCAAAGCAGCATCCAGCATTTTCTCTTTAGTCTTAGAGGAAGCCATCAATAAAAAATACATAACTCTGCCTAGAAAAGCCCGTTTTGGATTTTACGAACGAAAAGCGGCTTGGTGCAATGCTGAATGGATCGGGCAGGGCAGAATGGCTATTGACGGACTCAAAGAAGTTAAAGAGTCGGTGTTAAGAATCGAATCTGGTTTATCTACATACGAAAAAGAATTAGCGATAACTGGCGAAGACTATCAGGAAATATTTAGCCAGCAAGTTAGAGAAACGGAAGAAAGAAAAGCAGCAGGCTTGCCGCCACCTAGTTGGCAGTTAGCTATGGCGCTTAACGAACCTGAAGATACAGAACAAACAGCCCCGCAAAATCAAACACAAGGAGAGGCCGCATAGTCGGCTTTTAATCACCATGCTTAATAACTTTGCAAATCAATTCTTAGTGATGGATCAAAAAGCGGCTAGGGGATTAATCACCTCACTTTCTCGCTCTGAGAAGGGCGGCGTTAACATCTTCGACCAAAATGGAAAAATTGATGTTGAAGGTAAGCCGAGAATTATTCAATCTTCACTTGCTTACGGCGCAGTAACCGACAGTTACACATCAAAGCCCTATCAAGTGATTGACGGTATAGCCATCATTCCTGTAAGCGGCACGCTCATACACGGACTTAATTACATAAGCAGCTATTACTCAGGTTATAACGCTATTGTTTCACTGTTCGACACTGCCAACGCTGATCCAGATGTCAAAGGAATATTAAAAGTTATCAACTCACCAGGCGGCACGGTCGCTGGTTGTTTCGATGCATCCGACCACATATACGAAAATAAAGGTGATAAGCCAGTCTGGGCCATTTATGACGATATGGCGTGCAGTGGTGCAATGTGTATGGCTAGCGCAGCAGATAGGCGTTTTACCACTCAAACCGCTATATCCGGCAGTATTGGAGTTGTTCAGGTACATGTTAGCTATGAAAACATGATGAAAGAGTACGGTATGGAAGTGACTCTAATTAGCTCAGGCACTCACAAGTTAGATGGCAACCCATACAAAAACTTACCTGAAGAAGTTTACAACGATTTCAAAACTCAATCTGACGTTTTAAAAATGCAATTTGCCTCTAAGGTTTCTCGAAACATCGGGATAAGCATGGATCAAGTGGTTGAAACTGAAGCTGCTTGTTACGTTGGACAAGCCGCAATTAATGCAGGTTTAGCAGACGAATTAATCAACCCTCACAATATAATTTCACATTTCAAACAACATCTGTCTGATTCGGGCAGGACAACAGCACGGAGTGTCACCATGACAAAAGTAGTAACTAAAAATATAGAAACTGAATCGGTGAACACCGAAGCGGTAACAACTAAGCCGGTGATTTCTGCATCAACAGAAGCTAATCCAGCAGAAGCAGTTGATCAGCGTGCTCGTTGTTCTGCAATTATCAGTTCAGCATCAGCAACAGGTCGAACAGATCTTGCAAATCATTTGGCGTTCAAAACTGATTTAAGCGCCGATGATGCCATAAAGGTGCTAGATGCGTCGCCTGAAAAGTCAGTTGAAGCAACCACCACAGGCAACTCTTTAGATGCAGCAATGGCATCTACTGAGCAACCAAACATTACTTCGATGAGCCAAGATTCAGAGCAGTCAGAATCTAGTCAATATGTCGCATCCTACAAACAAGTAACAGGAGAATAAAACATGGCAACAGAAGACTATAATTACGATGATTTCACAAGTGGCAGCGATGATATTGCCACTACCTCAGTAACCGTACTATCAGGTCAAGACATTGCGGCACTTGTGCCAATTGGTCAAGTAACCGCTAACGGCAAGTTTGTTGAGTGCATACCTACCGCCAACAATGGAAGTGAAGTGGCTGTATATATTACAGCACAACCCATTGATGCAACGGCAGGCGACACGAAAGCGCAAGTATTTAAAGCTGGCACATTCGATACTGAATCACTCGCTTGGAATAACGCATACACCGCAACTACCAAGCTTTTGGCTTTTGTTGGCACACCTATTTCAACTCAATCAAAAGCCGCCGAGCTTTAAGGAATAATTATGTTTAACGCTTTAAGTACAAGCACCATGCTCGACATTGTTAAAACGGTCGGTAAATTTGAACCATTCTTTTTAACCTTGTTTTTCCCAAGTGTAATCACATTTGAAGATGAAAGTATTCATTTTGACAAAGTCAGCGAAGAGGTTGTAATGGCCCCGTTCGTTTCGCCAGTTGTTGCAGGTAAAGTCCACAAAGAGCGGGGTGGTGTTTTAGCTAAATTCACCCCTGCATATGTAAAGCCTAAAAACGTTGTGAAGCCTTCTCAAACAATGAAGCGCCGCCCCGGTGAGTCATATTTGGGTGACCTAACACCAGCACAGCGAAAGCAGGCTGCCATTACTAGCCACTTAATGAACCAAGATAAGGCGATTACTTTTCGTGAAGAGTGGATGGCCGCACAAGCAATTTTAACTGGCTCTGTGACTGTTAAGGGGGAGGACTACCCGGAACAAGTCGTTGATTTTAATCGCTCTGCAGCAAACAACATATCATTAGCTGGCGGTGCCAAATGGGACGCTGTAGATCCTGAAACCTATGATCCTACAGACGACCTAACAAACTGGGCTGAAAAATCCACTGGTGCCACTAACTTGATCGTGATGGGTAAAACTGCATGGACCAAGTTTAGCTCTTTTGCAGCAGTGAAGGCCAAGCTTGACAATAGGCGTGGCAGTTCATCCAACATGGAAACTGCAACCAAAGACTTAGGACTAGTTACTAGTTATAAAGGCTTTTTTGGTGATGTTGAAATTTGGGTTTATACAGGTCAGTACGTAGATCCTGACACTAGTGTCAAATCATATTATATGCCTGTCAACATGATATTAATGGGCAACCGAGCTTATGAAGGTGTTCGCGCTTATGGTGCAATTCAGGATGTTACAGCAAGCGACGAGGGTATTGTTGCCGCTTCTCGCTGGTCCAAAAATTGGCAAACACCAGATCCATCAGCCGAGTATGTAATGACTCAATCAGCGCCTTTAATGGTCACACCTGATGCTGATGCATTTGTGGCTGTTACTGTCTTTTAATTAGCGGGGCTTCGGCCCTATTTTTTTGGAGTTTATGAAAATGGCAGGAACAAACAAAACAAAAGTCGAAGTCTTAGATGAAAAAGTCGAAGTCTTTCTTCTTCGCCCAGTTCAAATTGAATCTGGCAAAGAATCAATTTCGGGCACCCAAACTCTGAATCATGAATTGGCAAAAGAGCTAATTGATTCTGGTATTGCAATTGATACCAGAGAGTCAGAAGCAGGCGAGTCAGAAGCCAGCGAAACAGAAGAAAAATAAAAATGGACTCAATCACTCAAATTTTAATGCAGGCCAGTGCTGATTCTATTGAACATCTCGGCGTCACTGTTTTTATTCGTGGGGTTGAGTATAAAGCTATTTTCCGCGACGAAGAATATGAAGACGATGTTGGTCGAAGAAGAATTTTAACTTTATCGGTTGATCAAGCCACATCTAGACTACTAATGCCCGGTGACAGCACAATTGTATGTGGTGAATCATTCAAAATTCACCACATACCCACAACAACTGATCCACTCGTTGAAATGGATTTAAAAAATGCATAAAGCCCAATTAATACTTAATGCAGCTTTTACCAAGTTGGAAACATTGGTCACCAATAAGACCATAAAACAAACTATTAGAAACAGAGCCATTACACCAACGCTTTACCCTTGCATTAGCATGAGTATGGGCCCAGACACGATACTGACAGAAAATCATAATTTCATTAATTCTACATTAGAAATTTACACAGATATTTACATCTCTAGCGCAGACTCAGACCTAGATAAGCAAACACTAGAAGTTAGAGCCGAAATACATAAGGTTTTACTAGAGGTACTAAATCTAGACCTTCCATATGTTATGAAGGTAACGCCTTTAGGCCAGTTCGAACCTGAATATGACGGGGAGAGCGAAAGCTACACAAGCGCCACCCGGTTAGCTTGGTCAATCCAATACAGAAGCAGTTACAAAGACCCAACAATTTAAAACATTAACGATTGGAATACTTATGAAAAAGAAAATTCAAACAAGAAAAGGTGGCACTAAAATAGTTCAGCCCGTCATTGTAAAACCTGTCAAAAAGGAGGCTTAAATCATGCTAACAACACGCGAAGCTATACTGTTAAAAGTAGAATCAACTTACAAAACTGACGCCACTCCTAGCGCTACAAATGATGCCCTTTTGGTTTCTGCTGTGAGTATAGCTAACGAATCACTACGGATGGTGGACCGGCCTTTAATTAAGTCTACTATTTCAACAGAGAAAAAAATATTTGCGGGAACGCTTAAAAAATTAACTTTTACTGCAGAAATGAAAGGTGCTGGTTCTTTGGGTGTTGCGCCTGAAATTGGGCAGGCACTTAGATGCTGTGGACTTGATGAAACTATTGTTGCTAGCACTTCAGTAGCATATCAACCTGTTACAACTGATCATGATTCTTGCACAATTTATTATTACCAAGATGGGCGTTTAAATAAATTATTAGGTGCACGAGGTACTGTTTCTTTTGCTGCTGAAGCTGGTGGTTTAGGTGCTGCCTCTTTTGAGTTTACGGGACATGATGGAGGCCTTGTTGATGCGTCTTTCCCAACACTTAGCTATGACAGTACAGTACCAGTACCACTTATAGACGTTAGTTTTAGTATTGATAGTTATGCTTCTGTAATTAACTCTTTAACAATTGATGCAGGTAATACCATATCAGTGCCTAGCAACATGAAAGACACTTTCGGATTTGGTGAGATTCGCATAACTATGCGTGATCCTAATGGCTCAATTGATCCTGAAGCTGTGCTTAAAGCCACCAAAGATTTTGATTCAAAGTGGAGAGCAGGATCAGAAATGACGCTCACTACGGGTGTAGTCGGTAACACTTCTGGGAATCGGTGGAAACTAGAAGCAAATGTGGCAATCCGTGACATATCACAAGGTGAAAGAGAGAGCATCAGAACAGATGATTTGTCTTTTGGTTGCCATGAAGACTCTGGCGATGATGAATGGAACATTATTTTTACATAAGGTGCAAATATGACAGCGCTATCAACAGAAACATTTACCCCCAAAGACCAAACAAAAAAGAACGATCCTATTACTTACAAAATTAAGCCGCTTAACTCACTTCAATTAACCGAAGTGATGCAAGACGGCGCAAAGGTGCTTGAAGGTGGCATAGGATTAAGCTTTCAAGGATTGTTGTTGTGTTTGAAATACGGTTTAGAAGATAAGTCAGTTATTGAAAAAATGTATTCTTCACATCACGCAGAAGTGGGGATGGCTATTTTTAAAAAGTCGCTATTAACTGAGGATGAAAGAAAAAACTAATCATCGCAGTAGAAGTCAATGTAAACGCCAAGCGTTTCAACTGTAAAAAATGCGAGTGGGGACGGCACTGCGACGAAAAAAACCCGGCTCCATTTGAAAAGTGGGAAATCCCAGAAATTAACCTTAAATCAAAAACATGTTTGCTTCCTATGGTCACAAGTGATTCACAGAGCATGTTGAGTCTGTTCCGTTTTTATCAAAATAATCAATTGGCACTTTCTGGCGGCGTATTAGAGCAACCTGCAAAATATCTTGAAGCAATGAAAACAATCGAAAGGCAAATTAATAGTGAGTAACAAATACGAATTTTTGTTAGTTGGCAAAGATAAAACAGGTGCTGCCTTTAAATCTGCCAATTCGAATGTTAATAACTTTGAGCGTCAAGTTAAACGAGCAGGAGCGGCACTTATTGCTGCGTTTAGTGCGGGTGCTATCGTTAGATATGCTGATACTTACACGTTGCTTCAAAACAGAATTAAAACCGTCACAGACTCACAAGAAGAATTATTCGAAACAACAAATAAATTAACAAGATTAGCGCAAGAAACCCGATCAGAGTTGACTGCTACAACTGAGCTTTACACAAAGCTTTCAAGAGCAACGGAAGAGTTGACTGTTTCAGATGAAGAACTGTTCACAATCACCGAGGTTATTAACAAAGCGTTTCAAATTCAAGGCGCCACAACAGCAGAAGCCGCCGGTGCAACGCTGCAGTTATCACAAGCCTTGGCATCTGGCGTGTTGCGAGGACAAGAATTTAACTCAGTATCTGAACAAGGTACAGAGATTTTAAGGGCTATTGGTAGAGAATTAGGAAAGACTGTTGGCGAACTTAGAGCAATGTCTAAGCAGGGGCTTATAACTGCTGATATTGTTGTAAGCTCACTGCTTAACCAGGCTGACACTATACGTGATGTTTATAGTGAAACTGAGGCCACAGTAAGTCAATCTTGGCAGATTTTTGCAGATTCAGCGGTCATTGCAATTGGTAGAATTGATCAGAAAATTGGCGGAAGTTCCACGCTGCAATCATTTTTAGGTGCATTGACAACACAATTTAAAATATTAGGTAATACTGCAACAGACATAGAAATTGCTGAAAACAAAATTTCTGAACTATCTGTTGCCATGGAAAGACTAGCGGTGAGGGGAGCCCCGACAAGCTTAATAAGAGAAGTTGCTGACGATATAGCCAACTTACGATCACAAATAGAATTTTTACAGCAAAACCCAGAAACTTCATTAGAAGATATTTTAGAGGGATTTTTTGATCCACTTTCAACTTTATCGGGTGATTCATCGTTAGACACTATTCTTGAAGATGTTTTTTCCCCACTTTCAGAAACGGCTGGTGGAGTTGGTCAAGAACAAGCCCAAGCGTTTGCTGAAAACACGTTTGCATCAATAAAAACCGCATTTGCTGACCAGGCCGCGTTTGAAAAAGAGTCTGGTGAGATATCAGAATTATTATCAGATGGGCTTTTTTCAATTGATTTAGATAATCTGAGCTTAGAACAGCAAGAAGAACGTGATCTGTATGCCGACCATTACCAACAACTATCTGATCAAGCAACAGCGTATGGTCAGCAACGACTAGTTATACAGCAAGCTCTAGAAACTGGAGTTTTCGGGGTCGCAGCCTCATATGCTAATCAAACATTAGGTATGATAGAAGGTGCAGCAGCAGAAGGTAGTGCCGCGCAAAAATTAGCTTTTTTAGCGCAGCAGGGTATTGCTTTGGCCTCAGTATTGATAAATGGAGAAATGGCATCAATAGCTGCACTTGCACCGCCCCCTATTGGTTTAGGCCCGGTAGCAGGCGCACCTTATGCTGCCTTTATCCGTGGAGCTAGTTATGTTTCTGCAGGTGTTATAGCAGCGCAAACAATAGGTTCTTTTGAAGGCGGTGGGCATATTCCCAACGGACCACGTTCTGGCGGTTTAGATGGACGAGGTGGTCAATTAGCAATGGTTCATCCTAACGAATCGATTATTGACCATAATATTGGAAATAAATCAGGTAATAGCCAACCCATGCAAGCCACTATGACCGTCAATATAAATGGTAACGCAAATGACGATATTATTGTTCAGTTAGATAGACAGCGTAAAAAGTTCGGTCGGATGGTCCAGCAAGTAATGAAGACACCTTTCTAAATAAAATTAAACTCAAATAAAGCCGCTTAATTGCGGTTTTTTGCATTTAGGATAATCAATTGACTTTTAGACTCACAGATTTTGCCAGCGTAACAATTACGCAAGTGGTAGACATTCGCACGCCTGGCAATAGGTATAAGCGTTCGCGTGTGGAAGGTAATCAAAAATGTTACTGGATGATTGAATTAACGTCTGCACCTTTACCATATGCTGAAGGTATGGCCGCTGCAGCGTATCTTGATTCGCTAAAAGGTGGTCTTGAAATTATACAATTTCCTTGCCCATTGCCTGAGCTGGCCACAAGAACCGCATTAACCAACACTACAGCAAATAATGCAGGCACCAAATCAGCCAGCATCAGTGGTTTTAACAATAACTTAAATAGTGCAGTGCGAGCCGGTGATTTTATTCAGTATAGCAACCACCAAAAAGTATACCGGCTGGTGGATAACCAAAACGCAAATGGTTCAGGTCAATTAAACGTCACTATCACGCCTGAGATATTCAAAACTACCACTCAAAACGAAACAATTAAATACGGTAATAACGTATCTTTCCAATGCTGTCTTGAAGATTACGCTTCGATGGATGTAAGCGCATCAAATGGCAAGTTTATTGTGTTTGATATCACCTTGGTTGAACAGGGATGATCAGCGTAACAGCAGCACAAAGAGCAGCGTTAAAAGAACATGTTCAGCTCAATACTCTATGTAAATTTAGAATAGGTACAACGTGGTATTACATCACGAATAACGACATAGAAACGGTCTACAGTGGCAACAAATATTCACCAGGTTATTTGCTTGATGTTGACGAGATTGAAATTAACAGCACGCCTAAGGTTGAAGATTCAGACATTGTAATTGACGGCAATGATTCAATATTTATTGGTTTGTTTTTATCTCAAAACTGGATGAATAACCCACTACAAATAATTCAATTATACAACGATAAAAACGGCGATTTAATACGCGCTGAAATTGCATATGACGGTCTTTTGTCTGATGTGTCAATCGATACGTCTGATTCATATGAAATCACTCTGACTGTTTCCAGTATCTGGAAAGACTTTGAAAAACAGGCTGGTATCAAGACCAACAGCACATCACAAAACATTCATTATCCAAATGATACAGGTTTTGAACATACAGCCAAAGCCACTAAATCAGTGCCATGGGGAAAATCTGGCAATGGCCGAAGTTCTTTAGGTACAACAGAAATAGTGTTCGGACGATTCAAT